TCGAATCCCTTCCGGCGTACCACAAGAAAACCGTTTAAACCTTGTTTTAAGCGGTTTTCTTGTTTTTTACCATTTTTGAAAAGTATAGTAAAATCACCTCAAAAAAGCTGAAATTATTTGAGATTGGTTAAACTTTTGGTTAAACTCCAAATCTTGTATATTAGCTTTAAATCTTACTTTTTCTCAATATCTCATCCGCTTTAATAGCTGCCTGAGTAAACGAATTGTTCTTCCACCAAGCTACAAGAGAAGCTCCTACCGTAAAAGCAGTTGAAATGAATGTATTGATGGTATCATCAGATACGTCAATCACATTTTTCCCCATAGCTGTAAGCACCTGATTTGCAAGCGCTACAGCTAAAATAACTGTTCTTGCTATTGTTCCTGCTGATATTTTCATAATATACATCTCCTTTAAAAGATTCCTAATGATTTAAGTATGTAGCCTCCAACCGCTCCAGCTACTGCAGAAATTACCGCCATTATAAACGCTTCATATCGTTTTTTAGGCTGTTCTTCAACTATTTCAAGCCGTTCATCAATATTATTAATATCCTTGCGCATAGCCTTAAGTTCTGTGGCTGTGCTTGCTACAGATGTAGCTAAAGCATGAATGCTTTCTGTCAAGCCTTCAAGAGCATCAAGTCTTCGATGAACCGACTTCATGTCCTGCTCAATTGCTGCCATATGCTCCGCAAATTTAATTGTATTCTCCACAGTTAAATACCTACCTTCTTATTAATTTTTTGTATATCGTTTCCAACGAGATTAATAATCTCATTCTGACGATTATTCTCCTTTTCGACCTCATCCACTCTCTTATTGACAGTCTGAATGTCATTGCCGACAAGATTAATAATCTTATCATGCGCTTCAAGCTTCTTCATAATTTCCTCATATTGTGACATGGTCAATTCCTCGCTTTCTGAAATTCTGTTTTTAAAATCTTCCCAATATGCGTTATTATCTCCTGTCATAGGAGCAGGACAACTCTTTCCTGTGACGTCCCAATGTCTGATGACATTTTCGACCGGAATGTTATATTCTTTCATAAGATATTTTACAAGCTCTGCTGTTTTAGCAAGAGTACCTTTGCGTACATCGCCCGACTTGTTCAGCAGACACATTTCAACACCAATCGAATTGCTGTTTGTACATTTTCCATACCACGCATGACCCTTTGAGCCCTGCAGACCGCCTCCGCAATGCCAAGCTGTAGAGCATAACGGTACACTCGTGTAAACGCTGTTCTCATCAACAAAGAAATGTGCCGAAGCCTTCGGGATATTGTTATGAAAATACTTTACATTGTTAAAAGCTGTATCTCCTTTGTTAGCTGTATAATGAATAACAATATATTTTATATCCTCTTTTCTTCCTGTTCTGTAATTTGCCGAATCAGGCAAAAGCCCGGTTAAAATTTCCATAAAATCACTCCTCTGCAATTTCATCCGCTATATCAACAACTTCATAAACTTCCGTTATAACATCCTCACCGTCAATGTATTTTTTGCAAACACATTGTTTTTCCGAGTCATATTCAGGTGCTTCACTCGATACAAACGCTTTATACCCTGCCTTTTTCAGCAGTTCAGGCGTTATAACGCCTGAATAAATCCGATTGTCAATTACTACATATTGATTTTTAAATTCTTCAATTTTCCTCTCGTTGATAAATTTATAATACTTATTCATTCTAATCTCCTTTCGCTACGCTGTAATATTCAGCTTCAATCTTTGATGTAGGAACATCAGTTGTCACTTCATATATTGTTGTTCCTCTGAATGTCGGAAGCTTCGGCACATCTATCATCTCTTCCGTTTCGTTTTTTTTGACAAACAGCACTTGCGGCTTTGCTTCCGCAAGAAAGCTTTTAAAATCCTTGACTGTACTACATCGCTCATTACTACATCTGATATACAGCCAAGTATGATTTGCTCCGCAATATACTCCTTCAGTTTGCGTATTACCTATTGTTGTCGTTTGAGTTGGTAAATAGTTGCATAAGATTGCAGCGTTATATTTTACTCCGTCATAAAAGCTATTGCAATAAAAATTGATGATGCCGTAATCATTCCTTGATTGAATTATCCAACTTTCATCACCGTTTATAAATTTAGAACCGATTTTTCTTTTTATGACTTTATTTTTAAAATCAATCTCATCTGCTTCCTGATGATTACTTAACTTCCTCAAAGGCTCGTTTGCGAAGATGTTAAAAAGTTCGACGCTTCCTTTGCCATCAGATGCCTTTAATGTTATTTTATATTTTCCATAATTATTATCGTTCGCATCTTCAACAAGTTCACCCACAGACTCAATCTCAACAGGATTATCCGGCACAGGAGCTCCGTCCTGTACCGAATTTCCATAAAGCTTTAAATTAATAAGACTATCATTATCAACGCAATCAGAAAGCGTTAGACTTCTTATACCTGACATCATACGTACAAATCCTTTAACTGAATTAATAACATTCATCACGCCTCTGTGATTCCATTCCAAAAAATTCATCATTCATTCACCGCCTCTGATGCCGGTACATTTGAGCTTGTCGGAACAAAGCCGGCAACTTTTCCGACTAAATATTGACCGTCAAAAGTAATGATAATATTATATCTTTTCCCGGATACAGGAATAAACAAAGAATAACCGTCCTGCGTGCTGCAGTCTGCTCCAATCCATTGAATAACACCGGATGCAGGATAATCAATCAAAATGCCGTCACCTGCCGTAAAATTCAAAGCTGTTGCAAAATCATTGTTGTACGCACCGTCAGGAATGTTTATAATTAAAGAATTAAAAACATCCGCATTATATACTGTATTATACGCTTTTGAAAGGTCAAGCACCGCAAATTCAGGATTTACAAATTCCACTTTATCAGCCTTTGATTCAATTAAAGAAATTTTTTCTTCCATCACCGGCACTTTTTCGTTCCATAAGTCATACACCACCGCAGCCATTTCAATCTTATGAAGACTTTCTTCGGTAATGATATCAATAACGTCTTTATTTTCGTGAGAGTGATTTGTCATGGTAAATTCCTGCTTTACCTTTTGCAAAAGCTGTTCAAACGCTTCAGGAGTAGGCGTCATGCTTTCTTTAGCATTTTCATCATAACCGCTCTCATGAAGCTTTATAGCAACGCTGTTTGACGTAATCAAATCACCGCCGAATACACTGACTGAAAGAGTTCCGGGGTTTTGAAGTACTTCCCATGGGACAGTACAACGACCGTCTTCTATCAGCTGATTATACGCTTTAGATAGCTCTGAATTTTTAAAAATTTCAAATATATCACCTGTCCACTCTTCCGAAAAATCAAACTCAGCAAATAAATAGTTTTTAGTTCCATTGACAACAAAATTACTATCAAGACGTGTAATTCTTTGATTCTCAACTTTGAATTTAATAATCATAAAAATCACCTCTCAAATGCTATATACATATACTTCACGCCTGATTTATTCAGATACGAAGCTTTTGTAAAATTTGAGCTTTTATAATATTCTTTGTTATAAATCTTATACCCGACTTTCGTTATCTCCAGTTTTATATAATCCGGATAATCAGCAGAAATCGCTGCAGATACTCCTTTAACAGTCACAGCTCCGTACATATATTCTGCGGTCGAAAATGCATCGTAAAACTCAAACATTGAATTAATCGGATGCACAATCACCGCATCCGGCTCAAAGCCAAGTTCAATAACTCTTTCCTCGTCACCGTTTCCGTCATACGTTCCGATGTGAGCCTTTAAAAGTCCCGAAAACAACTCACTATGCTCCTGAAACTTTTTATCAATAATTTTAAAATTACCTGTAATAACATCAGTATTGACATTATCTTTTTGTTCCTGCAAGTTCATTTTTAAAAAATCACTCGTCTGCATTCTCAATTACCTCCAAACTTCTGAATTCTTCCCATGTGTAAGCCGAAGCTTCTTCCCATGTATAACCTGATACTTCACTCCATTTTCTATATTTATAGATATACTCAATCTCGTAATGATAAGGAATCATCGCTTCAAATATGTTTTTAAAATCCTCAATATACTCCGGAGTGCCAAACTCGTCACAAAATTCAACAGTAATCTTATAATTTCTGCTGTCATTCGTGATGTTTATCTTGCCGTTTGTAAAAGTCCCTGCCACTTGCTTTATGTATGCTTCTGTGGAAGTATATACCTTCATTTTTGCAAGCACACGCGAACGTCTCGTTTCAATATCAGCTGTAGGCATTTCCGAGAGTCCGTACAGCTTTTCCCATCGGCTCAAAGCTTCAACTGCAGTCTGAATAAAAAGCTGATTGATGTAATTATCGTAATAATTCCATAGTCTTATAATTTCATTGTTAAACGCTGTCTGAATACTGCAGAAACGCTTATCATTTTTATAAAAATCCGGATAAAGCGTAATCATGATAAATTCACTCCATTCAACTTAGGACTTTTTGAAACATCCATCGTAATATATGTATTGTTATCATTCAGCTTTAAATTTGTGCAGTTTATAACTCCAGGTAAACTTGTTATAAAGCCCTCAATTTTATTTGCATAAATCTTATCATGCTTTTCAGGATTAAATTCCTTAAAAAACTTATCAATAGACACCCTTGCCTGCTCTGCAATGTCTTTTATGTAATAACCGCTTTCAAGAGTAACTGTAGCTGTAACCGTTATGTCAATCTCTTCAACAGATACGACAGTAATATCAGGTGGTAACGGACACTTATTTAAGATATTGTCCTTTGCAAGCTTCACTGTTACATCAGGCACCGCTGAATTATCTTCACCAAGTACAATAACCTTTACAGTACCCGGACCGTCAGCGCATCTGACAGGACGTGCATCAGCAATTCCATCAACCTCAGTCGCCCATTTTATATAGTCAGACTTATTCCCGGAGGACGGTGGATTTTTAAGTAGATATCTATATCTATCTATCATACTTTTGTCGCTCTCAGGCTCTGTGCCGCCTGAAAATTCTGAATTTGTAACACTTTTAACACCGTTAATCATATTTTTA